TCGGTTAAAAACGATAAAGAAAAGATTTCAAGCGGTGACAAGCTTCGTGAGGGAACACGGCTTACAGCAACCGTGACGCTTGACCCGACCTTTATTCTCAAGGGCTGGTACATCGGCGGCGAGCTGCTTTCCGAAACAAACAAAAACGAAATAACATTTACTGTAGACAGCGATATACTCCTTACTGTTATTGTGACAGATGTAAAGGGTGATACAGGCGACCAAGGCGACCAAGGCGACAAGGGTGATACTGGCGCTACAGGTGTAGGCGTTAAGTCGGTAACTATCGACGAGGACGGAAATCTTATTATCACACTGACCGATGACACCGTGCATAATGCAGGCAAGGTAACAGGAGATAAAGGTGAACAGGGCAATCAAGGCGATAAGGGTGACAAAGGCGACAAGGGAGATACAGGCATAGGCGTTAAGTCGGTAACTATCGATGAGGACGGAAATCTTATTATCACCCTGACTGACGACACTGTGCATAATGCAGGCAAGGTAAACGCAAGCAACGGTGAAAACGGTAGAAACGGTGCTGACGGAGTCGGCATTGAGAATGCTGTTGTTGACGAAAACGGCAACCTTATCATTACACTGTCAGACGGTACTGTACACAACCTCGGCAAAGTCACCGGAGAAAAAGGTGACGCAGGAAAGGACGGTCAAGACGGTTCAAACGGCAACGGAATACAATCGGCTGAAATTGATGCCGACGGCAATCTGATTATCACGTTTACCGATGGCGTTGTTACCAATCTCGGTAAAATCGTCGGCACTGACGGCAAGAACGGTACGGACGGAAAAGACGGTAAGGACGGCGTTGACGGAAAGAACGGTATCGGAATCAAGGGCTGCCGCATTGATGACAACGGCAACCTGATTCTGACACTGACTGACAATACGACGTTGGACGCGGGCAATATTTCCGCTATCAGCGACAACGTTAATGTTTCCAAGCCGCTTGCAACCGCGGCAGTATCCGTTGCAGGCACTTCTCTGCTCTGGAATGTCGTGAGCGTTGCAATCAGTATCATAAGAAAGAAAAAATTGGTCTGAGCGTAATTGAGGCTTCCGGTGAAGCAGCATATCGTGTACGATAAGAAAATATGAAGGAACACCGCCGCACAGAGAGTAGCTTCTCTATGCGGCGGTGTTTACTGTTTGATTTTATTGAGATGGCATTGATTTTTAGTAGAGCGATCGTTTTATTGCCTCACTTTAACCTTAGTACCATTGTAGAATGCAAAGGTTATCTCGCTGTTCCTGTGGACGATTGCTTTCTCTACCATCACAGTCCATAAGGTGTCGTTCCACTCGCTCAATACGGTCGGTTGTTTTTTCAGGGTTCGTATGTAAAGTGCCATCGCCTTATCTTTTTGACTGCGGAGAGTACGGAGGTTTTGCAGGCGTTCCAGTTCCGCTGCCGCTGTTTCGTACCGTTTAGTAAGTGCTTCATATTTTTTCAAGTACGCTTCCTGCGATTGTGCGGTGACTGCATTATCCTTAACTGCAGCCTTGACAAGTTCGGCAACAATCTGCGTTTCCTCAAACTGACGCTCAATATCGGCATCCAGTGACTTGAAATCGGTCAGCTTTTTTCGCATTAGTTCGCAGTCCTCAATGATTTGTTTTCTATTTCCTATCATCTGGTTATAGGCTTTTATGAAGGGCTGCTGTACGGTTTCCGTATCCACATTTGGCGTCAGACAACGTTCACCGCCTTTGAATTTATTGTTGCACTGCCAAACGGTGCGACGGTAGCAATCTGTGGAATGCCAGACCTTTGAGCCAAAGAATCCGCCGCAGTCCTCGCAAACCAGCTTTGCAGAGAGTACACTCTTTCCGCTGTATGCATTTCCGAGTTCTTTTCGTCTGGCAAATTCAGCTTGGACGTGATCCCATTCATAAGGTTCGATAATGGCGGGGTGGCTGCCCTCAACATAATACTGCGGCACCTCGCCTTCATTTTGCTTTGTTTTCTTTTGCAGAAAATCTACTGTAAAAGACTTTTGGAGAAGTGCGTCACCCTTGTATTTTTCATTTGTCAGAATACTGGTAACTGTGGTTTTGCTCCACTTTGCCTTACCGCTTGGTGACGGTATTTCCAAGTCCTCAAGATACCTGCAAATTCCTGCTTGGGTTTTGCCGTCAAGAAATAATCTGTAAATCAGCCGAACAACGACGGCTTCTTCCTCGACAATAGCAGGTCGTCCGTCCTCGCCTTTTTTGTAGCCAAGAAAATGCTTATATGCCAAATGAATCTTGCCATCAGCAAAACTCTTGCGCTGACCCCACGTAATGTTTTCGGAAATACTACGGCTTTCTTCCTGCGCCAGTGAGGACATAATGGTTATGAGCAGTTCACCCTTGCCGTCAAAGGTATAAATACCCTCCTTTTCAAAATAGCACTCCACGCCGTTCTCTTTCAGCTTTCGGATTGTCACAAGGCTGTCCACGGTGTTCCTTGCAAATCTGCTGACCGATTTGGTAACAATAAGGTCAATTTTGCCTGCTAATGCATCGGAAATCATCTCCTTGAAGCCATCGCGGTGCTTGGTGTTACAGCCGCTTATACCCTCGTCTGTATAGACCTTTACGAAATCCCATTCAGGCTTTGACTGAATGAATTTTGTGTAGTAGTCCACTTGTGCTTCGTAGCTTGTGAACTGCTCATCGCTGTCAGTGGAAACATGAGCGTACCCGGCGACCCGCCTTTTCTGCGTGGTTTCTTTTGGCAAGTGCGTCATTGGATTTATGGTTGCAGGAATCATGGTAACTTTAGGCATTGTGCTTATTCCTCCCTAATGCTTTTTGACTGGCGGCTGCTTTCATTTCGTCTGTCCAGCTTTCGCTGCGTGAGCGGTCTTTCCATTTTCGTGCAACTTCCGAACCATCCCGAAAGCGGAAAATCAGAACATTTTCGTTGCAAACCACGATTTTCTGTATGCGGCTTCGCAGCTGTTCACCGGTGAAATCTGCCTTGCCTAAGACTTCGGCTGTTACCTGCTGAAGAATAGGTTCCGGTATCTGCTTAGACGCACAGGCGGATTTCCCCAAAGAATTGAATGTATTGCAGACCCATACAGGACCCGATTTTGTAACCTTTCGTCGGTAATTTTTGCCGCAGTTATCGCACACCATAAAGCTTGAAAAGGGATATGTTTTCTTTGACACAGACTTCTTGTTAAACCGAGCCGACCGCCTTGACTTTTCCTCTTGAACAGCTTGAAAAGTTTCTTCGTCAACAATGGCTTCGTGACTTTCTTCAGCAAGGTACTTCGGAAGTTCGCCGTTATTGAAGATTTTCCGTTTAGTGATATGGTTTTCACGGAATGTCTTTTGCAGCAACAGATTACCCGTATAGGTGTGATTGCTAAGTATTCGTGAAACTGCGGACTGATTCCATTTACCGCCAAACCGTGACGGAACACCTTCCTCATTCAAGCGTTTTGCAATAAGCTGGTAGCCGCTGCCCGAAAGGTATTCATTATAAATACGGCGGACAATTTCAGCTTCCTTTGGAACAATAACATAATGATTATTTTCCATGCGATACCCAAGTAAAGTCCTATCCCATGGAATACCAGCTTCAAAATTACGTTTGACACGCCATTTCTGATTTTCGCTTGCCGAGCGGCTTTCTTCCTGTGCGTATGAAGCAAGAATCGTCATCATCAATTCTCCGTCACCGCTCATTGTATGAATGTTCTGCTCTTCAAAATAAATATCCACTCCCAAGGCTTTGAATTCACGAACTGTCTGTAGCAAAGTGACTGTATTTCGTGCAAAGCGGGAGATGGATTTTGTAATCACCATATCGATTTCACCGGCACGGCAGTCTGCAACAAGACTTTGAAATCCTGCTCTTGAATCCTTTGTGCCGGTCTTGGCTTCATCTGCATATACTCCTGCATAAAGCCATTCGCCGTGGCTTTGGATAAGGTCGCTGTAATAGCTGACCTGTGCTGACAGCGAGTGAAGCATAGCGTCTTTCCCACTGGAAACACGGGCATAAGCGGCAACTCTCTTTTTCCGCTCCAATTTTGGTGGTTTTGATACGATGGTTATTTTTCTTGACATTACGTCACCTCCTTGCAGTGTGACATATTACCTCTAAAACCATCATATATCAAGTCGATTCCGCAATACAAACTACACGAAGATATGCCGTATTTTTCGGTCATTATTGTATCAATAGCGGCGTAATCATCAGAGGTTAAAATCCCCATCGACATCATCTGTTTTGCCTGGAGCATTGAAGCGAGATAACTTTCTAACCGCACTCTGTAAGCGTTACTCATTACGTCCACACTTCTTTCCAAAGCGTCCGGCTATGTAGCAGCCATGAGAGCAATATTTTCTGTGACTATTCCCATAAGCGGTGAAATACCGCCCACAGCAAGCGCAGGTAAACTCATACACTGCCTTTTTGGTGATACACTCCGGGTGTTCCTTCCACCACGCATTACGGCAAGAATCCGAGCAGAACTTTTTCGGTTTCTGTTTAGGAACAACCTTTATCAATTTTCCGCACTGTTTGCAGGCAATGGTGTTCTTAGCCTTGCCGTCAAGACCATTACGCCGACAGAACGAGCGCACTGTATTATCTGAAATACCAAGGATTTTTCCTATTTTAATATATCCTGCTCCTTGCAGACGCATTGTTCGTATCTGATTCGTTTGCTGATTTGTCATAAAATTTTCCTCCAGTCTGAGAGATTACCTCAGTATCAACTGGAAGAAAATCAGCTTTCCGGTCCGCAAAAAAATAATGCCCACCAATGAAATCTATCCAAGGTGGGCATTGCTGCTGTATAGAATTAAGTTTTATCAGAGCATTTCGTTTACACGCTTCTGCACAGCAAAATAGTCATATCCTGCCGCAGTGAGTTTCTCCTTGCGCTCAGCGCCGTTGCCCCATTCGCCACGAATAACCTCGTTTGCAATCTCGTCAACGGTTTTCTTGTTGAGTATTTCGTTCACTCTTTTCTGAACCGCATTGTAGTCATATCCGGCGGCAGTGAGCAGTCTTTCACGCTCCGCACCGTTATCCCACTTGCCGGCAAGAACCTCGTCAGCAAGCTGATCTATGGTTTTCTCGACAGGCTTTTTCTTCCAATAATCGGTAAAGCAAATATCCCCGTCAACATCGTATCCGCCTATTCTGTCAAGCCCCCACTGCCACATGGTCTGACCGTAATCGTACCTTGACGGTCGTTCGGGGCTGTTCGTCCAGTGGGCAAGCCAGATGTCGTACCTGCCGACAATCCTGCTCTTGTCGTAATAGTTCTCCATGAAAGACGGATTTGCATAAACTCCGGGCTTGAATCCCGCCTGTCTTATCTTTTCACAGAAAGCAATAGCCATCTTTGTGCGTGTGTCCGTACTCAGACCGCTGATCTGCTTTTTCTCCTCCATGTCAAAGTATACGGGATATGTCGGGGACAGCCCTTTGATCACAGAAATACATTTCTCGGCTTCTGTCTGTGCCTGCTCGATACTTATAGCATAGCTGTACCAGTAAAATCCGTATTCAATGCCATATTTCTTGCAGTCAGCCACGAACCTATCCATAGTCACGTCTTTCTTTGTTGAAAAGCCCGCGCGGATAATTGCGAACTTCACGCCTGCCTTTTTCAGTGCAGGAAAGCTGATACCCTCCTGGCAGTAGCTTAAATCAACACCTTTAATCTTCATCTTCGTCCTCCTTTTCCGAACGCTTATACAGCTGCTCCAGCACATCTTTCAGCTTTTTCGGAACAGGCAATCCGAGGTGCGCGGCATTCTCAAGCAGCGAAATACCCTCGTTCGACAGATAGAAGAATATCACTGCAGTCCGAAGAACAGAACCCGCCCCTATCACTCTTGTATCAAGAATATGTCCTAACCCCACAAGGGCGAAAATCAGCACTTTCTTGCAGATACCTTTGAACCCGACTGCGCTTGACATCTTCTTGTCCGAAATAGCGCACATCACTCCGGTTATGTAGTCGATAACCACAAAGGCAATAAGCGCAAAAAGCAACCTGTCACTCCCTCCGAGGAACCAGCCGAGCCACCCGCCGACCGCCGTAAAAATAAGCTGAATTGTGTTCCAGAATTCTCTCATAATAAACCCTCCAATCATTCATCAACGATATCGTAAGTTATTTTCATGACCTGCCCGTCCAGTTTTCGCACCGGCTCGGACAGGTTATTTATTGTTGTAAGACACAGCTTGCATATCCCAAGCGCAAAGCCGAAAAAATGCTGGCTGCCGCTTGAATACGGATAGTATGGCAAAATATACAGAGGCAGATTAAGTTCGTCCGTCTTGATGATATTCGCATACGAATACAGATAACTGTTTCCATAAGTCGGAGCAGAGAACCGCATTCTGTATCTGCCGTAATCATCGCCGCTTTTGATTATCTCAAGGGCAAGCAGCGAATAGGAAATGTTGCAGCTATCGCAAATCACAAGCGGAGTATTCGTCTTTTCGTCAACGTAAAATCCCCAGAAACTAGCGGCGGTCATATTTGAGAGTGTTCCGTCAGCGACATACTGCCATGTCTTGCCCGTGGATTTCCCGTCCTTTGTGAACACACGCAGCTGCCCGAAGTTGTTTGTTCCTGTCGCTTCTTTGCCATCTATCAGCGGATATTTAGTAATGACGAAGTACTTATCGTCCCACTCAAAGGCGCTCAGCGCATTGCAGTAATCGCCGTTCACGCCTGCGCCGTAAAACCATCTGTACTGCGGTGAGGAATTGCTTATTCTCTCATACTTAAAGCCCACGCCATACACCTGGAGCAGAGTGTCGGTTTCGATGGTTTTCTTTGAAACCTGCGAATAATCTGACAGCCTGAAAATATAGTGATGGATATGACAGCGTGAGGTCGCAACAATATGTATCTTATCGCCGATAACATACGGAAAATACGCAAGCCACTGTGGGGCGTCCTCCCAGTCCTGCCGCAGCTTTTCCTTTTCCTCCTGCGGTACATAGTCCGCATTTGTAGTGTTACAGTCATAAAAATAGCCGCCGTGATGATAGCTGCTGTCGTACATGGAATCCGGAATACGCTCTGCCGCCGGGAACAGTTCTATAACTTTCTTCACGCTTATAATACCGCAGAACGGCTTTTCCGTGCTGACGCTTATCGACATCGGGTCGAAAATAATGACCTCGTAAATGCCGCCGTTGTGGATATGCTTGCCCAGAAGCCGCACATTTCCGTTTGCCAATCTGTCCATATAAAACCACTTGTACAAAGCGCAGTTGAACGTAGAATCCGGAATGTACCGTCCCACGATCGTGTGATATGCCTGTTTGAAAGAATCAACCGAACTGCTGTTGAGGTCAGTTCCTCCAGTTGACAGATTCCAGTAAGTGTCGTGGTAGCCGCAGGTGCCGCCGTCCTTGGTGGTCATGCAGATACAGCTTATTTCGCCGTTCGCACGGTCTGAAGCAAAGTCCCAAACATGGCGGTAGCCCTTGCCGTTCTCAATTCGTCCGCTTTCGTTTGCGTTGTAAGTGCCGATTGATTTATCCGTGCTTGTGTTTGAAATTCCGGCATGACTTATCTCCTCGTTCGTCCACGGGAGCATCATATTATTGCCGTCCTCGGGGATTTTGTCACGGCAGACGATAACCCCACGGAAAGCAGTATCGGCAATGTTTCCCACGAAATCACGCAGCATATTAAAGCTGCGGTCGTTGTCGGAATCCATGCCGATTTCGATGTAATCGGGCGGGTTCAGAATCGTGTCAACGGCATTGGTTATCATGTTTTCCTCATGGATTTCATGCACCGTTCTGCCGGACTTTTCGTCTATAATCTGAATTGTCGCTCTACCTTTAATCATTCCTGTTCCTCCTCATACGGTGTGTAAATAAACGATGTCTGGAAACTGCCGCAAGGCGCATTATTAAGCACATCAACAAGATTTCCGACCTCGCCGTCATACAGCAGAGTAATACTCTGCACGCTGTCTTTCATCGCAGAACTGCCAAACGCAAGCCAAATCGTACTACCGAAATCACCGGTGCCGAAATCTGCGGAAATCGGCTGCAAGCGCACGGTTTCGTTTTCGGTTGTGACAATCATGGTGAACGCAGAAACCGCTATTTCATCAGCTTTGACGGGATTGCGCAGTTCAAGATACAGCTTTCTGTTGGACACATTCACAACCGTAATTGGCGGCGGTGTGATTATCTTCGGACTCCATGCGTCAGGGAATATTGCCATAACAGTGGGCTCAAGAGTTTTCGCACCTCTCTTGCGCTTGATGAAAGCAGGCAATGGCTCGCCGAAAACAAACTTATGTGATTTGAGAATTTCAAACATCAGAGTATCCGATGTGCGAACAAGCGACTTTCTGACTGTTCTCCGCATAGTGAAATGAACCTCGTCCTCGCGGGCTTCAATGTAACCGTCCCAGGGAGTATCTCCGGCAAGGTAAGCGCCCATCACATAGCCCCACGTCTGCATTTTTGGGAATTTACCCTCTGCGCCGTCAACCGAAACCACGCTCAGCGACATGGTATTTTGACCTACTTCCGATGTGAACGGGTATGTATAAGTCTTTGTGTGCGACCCCTCGCTGAAATACTCCTCATAACGCATGACCTCGTTTTCGTTCTTTTTAAGAATAAACGCAAGCGTTCCTGCGGCTGAAATCACAAATTTCACGGTTGAGCAGAACGCTGCATATGTCGCTTGAATCGCATTGTAAGTAATGCGGAACAGCCGCTGTGACTTCTCCGTAACCGAAATATCCGCGCTGTTTGTCGCGGTTTTGAGTTCCGCTGTGGATTCGCCCACGTCCTTGCGTATCTCGTTCGTTTTCTGCTCCATCTGATAGAGATTGTCCGAAATGCTCGGTCTGTAATCTCCGACCTCGATGGAAATTTCACGGCGGTTGTACGGATTGAAGCTCATGGCGATTATGCGGGTGTTCACATTGAGATTGAATGGGTGGAACACTATCTGCACGTTATCGCCGACCGAGAAATTGTCGTTCTTGTACAGCGTCAGACCGTAGTTTGTAGTTCCCGAACGGCTGTCGGTTTCCATTGTGAGGTCGGACACGTTTTTCCCGTCCATAATGCTGATGTAGTCCTGCGAACCTCTGTGGGAACGGATATTTATTTCCGTTCCGTTGTACTCGATTTCGCCGCCGCACAGCGCTATAAGCTGCATTAAGGCGGCTCTGCGTGTGCATTCGCGATTGATTTTCAGCTTTATCGGGACGGTCGGGTCGCAGATTCCTGCGGTCATAGATGTGCCCTGCAATAAAGAAATAAGGCACTCACTCGGAGCGCCCTCGAAATCAAATTCAGTCAGCTTGTACTCATCATTGTTCAGTTCGTAGGATTTGTGCTCGCACTCAACCGTACAAATCGCAATGCCGCAGGACAGAGATTTCGACACTTTCACAACATTGAAAAGGTAGTTCAGCGTGTCGCTTTTCAGCTGTACCTCAAGACCTGTGAATATCTCCGAAGCCATCGAGGACATTACGGAAAACTGAAAGGTGCATTCACCGTTAAGGCTGTCGGTCAGCGATGCAGAAATCACCCGGGTAAACACACCACGAACATTTCCGTTTTCGGTCACGATTATCTCAACCATCACACCGCCCCCGCATTCCTTACCGTCACCTTGTTCTGATTCCACTGTATTCTGGATATTACCTTAGTCAGCGGAACTCCGTCAATACTAAGCGGAATTGTTACATCAAACGCCTGCGTCTGTACTCCGTTGAACCCCGAAACCGTGCCATTCATGTCGAGGTCGAAATCTGACGGAATAGCGTTCTGCATACTCTTTGAAACGCCTTTCATCTCATCGCCGAAGCCCTCGCCAAGTCCCTCCGCCATAAAGCCGCCGAGATTGGCGAACAATTTAGACGGTGAGTGTATTCCAAAGAAGTCCTTGATTCCGTCCACAATGCCGCCGAAAAATCCGCTGATTTGATTCCAGAGCCACGCGCCTGCGTCAGAAATGCCTTGCCACAGACCTTTCAGCAGGTTGCCGCCGACCTCCGCCATCTTGCCAAAGTAGCTGCCGAATGCGTCAACAATGCCGGTTATGATTTGCGGAATCGCCTTGACTATCTCCACGATGATGGTCGGGAGATTTTCAATCAGCGCAATAAACAGCTGAACGCCCGCCGCAACAAGCTGCGGAATCGCTCCGATAACTGCGTCGATAACGCTTGAAATTATCTGCGGAATAGCCGCAACAATGGTCGTGATGATCGTCGGCAGATTCTGTACAAGCGCGACAAGCAGCTTGATTCCTGCTTCGATGATAAGCGGAATTGCCGAAATCACCGCCGTGATTATTCCGTCAATTATCTGCGGAATTACCTCCACGATCGCCGCGATGATGTCCGGCAGAGCCGTCACAAGCGAGGTTAGAAGCTGTATTCCCGCTTCGATTATCTGCGGTATCGCGCCGATGAGGAAGTCCACGATTCTCGTGATTATCTGCGGCAGGGCTTCAATGAGGATCGGCAGCGAATCTAAAATGCCCTGCGCAAGTCCGGTTATAAGCTGCAAAGCTGCGTCAAGGATAAGCGGCAAATTATCGATGAGCGTTTTCACAATCTCAACGACTATCGTCACAATCTGCGGAACAAGCTGCGGAATCGTGTCCGCAATACCCTTGATAAGCGACAGCAGAATATCCGCTCCGGCTGACACGATTTGCGGCAGCAGTCCCACCAGAGCCGAAATAATCTCGGTCACGATCCTGGCTAGTGTCGGAGTAAGTTCCGAGATAGCAGACAGCAGTCCGTCCGCAAGCGCCTTGATGATACCCGGAGCGCTGTCGAGGACTGCCCCTGCGATAGAGGTGATAAGTTCCGCAAACTGCGGAATCAGCGTTCGGATAGTGCCGATAACCGATGTTACGCCGCTTTTCAGT